TTTACAATTCTATCATCCACGGTATCTTCAGCCATAATATCAATATAAGTCATAGGTTTTTCTTGACCTATTCTATCTATTCTAGCCTCTGATTGTTGTCTCTTCTCTAAATCATAACCATTAGAAAAATATATCATTGTACTTCCTGCAGTTAAGGTAATACCATATCCGCCGGTATGTGTAGTTCCTACAAAAAATCTACACTTGTCATCTTTTTGAAACTTCTTTATATTAGTTTGTCTTTTATCCGACTCAGTTTCACCGAAATAATCTACAACAGAATCTTCACCATATACTTTTTGTATTTCTTTTATAATTCTTTTTACATCATGAGTATAGTGAGACCAGATAATAACTTTACCCTCAACATTTTCTAATATATCCATTAGTTCTGTCATACGATTACAAGGTAAATCTTTTATTGTACCATCATCAGCTGTAAAATGACCACAAGTTATTTGATGTAGTCTCATTAATTGAGTCATAACTGTAGCCGTAGACTGCATCTTACCATCAAGAAATGCAATGGCCTCTTGTTTCATTTGTGCATATACTTTCTTTTGTTCTTTTGTGAGTTCTACTCTATGTTGAATAAAAGATTTAGGTGGTAAATCTAAACAATCATCTTTTAAAATTCTTCGAGAAAAAGGTTTTATAGTTCTAGATAATTCATCTAAGTTTCTGTACCCAACAACTATTTCAACACGTCTACCCTGTACTTCTATCTTTCTAGTTACAGCATATCTTGCTTTAAATGTGTAATAAGATTGATGTCCTAAAAGCCAAGGGTCAAGGAATTGACATTGACTAAACAAATCTAATGGTGATTTAGTGACGGGAGAACCTGTTAAGATTCTTCTGTATTTACACATTTTTCTTAAAGCTATTATGTTTTTAGTTCTTTTTGTAGTTGGTGTTTTTATGGTGGTGGATTCATCAATAGCAATCATAGCTTTATGAGAAGATAAAAATCAGCGCCATCGCCAGAAGAAAAAGCCTCTACATTCATAATTAAAATATGAAAGTCTAGTCCTGTTTCAAATAATGTATTTAAAACTTTCTTTTGTTTTGCAGATTTATCAGAGGTTTTCCATAAAACTACTTTTTTATATATGTGATTAGGTAAGTGTGTAGGTATTTCTTGATCATACCAATTTTTGTATACACCCTTCGGAGCTATAATTAATAAGCCATTTATATGGCCTTTATCATATAACATAGCTGCATTATCTATTAGGACTTTAGATTTACCTGTACCCATTTCCATAAAATAGGCAAAGTTTTCTTTATCCCAAGAATCTTTAAGAGCATCTAATTGATGCTTATATGGTTTGGTCTTAAATTTATAAAACATACTTTACTTTTCTTTCTAAAATACTATATATGATATGAAAGGAAAAAAGTCAATGGCGAAAGTTTATTTAGTACAAGAAGTACCAATAGATAGAGAAACACTTAAACCAAAATTTGATATTACACCTGCATTAAAATATGGTGAAATTGTGGTTATAAGTAAAAGGTTAGCACAAATGCAATTTTCTCCAGGTCCATTAATTTTAGAAATAAAAGAAAAACTAAAAGACTTTAATCCTGAAGAAGATTACATTTTGAATTATGGCGATCCAAACATAATTCAATCTGTAGGTAGTATATTAGCTATCAAATATAGAAAGTATAAAACATTGAAATGGGATAGAAGACAAGAGTCTTATTATACTATTGAAATGGATTTTGGAAATATTGGTTGACATTAATTAAATGTGCTTTATATAAAGAAGTGCAATTAAATTATTTAAACTAATAAACAAACATAGGAAAGAACATGATTGATTTAAGACAAGATGCTCCAGATCAGAGTGATATTATTGATCCACAAAAACTCTCTGAAGAACTAGAGAAATTAAAAACTATTCAAGCACAGATACAAAAGAAAGAAGAAGAACTTAAAGATTTAAAATCAGATGAAAAAGTTCAGTCTGGTGTAGTCATTCCAAAAATAATGGAAGAGATGAATTTAAAAACATTAACATTAAAAGATGGTTCTGAAGTTTCTGTTAAAAAAATTTATAGTGCCACAATAAAAGCTGATAAAAAAGCAGAGGCATATCAATGGCTTCGAAACAATGGCTTGGGTGATATTATTAAAAACAATATTACCGTTACTTTTGGCCAAGGCGAAGAAAACAAGGCAATGGCTTACGCTACCCTTGCAAAGGGTCAAGGCTATGAACCGGCTCAAGAAGAAAAGGTTCATGCCATGACTCTTAAAGTAACCATGGAAGATTGGAAGAACAAAGGACACGATGTTCCAGAAGATCTTTTTTGGACGTTTGATGGAAATCAAACAAAACTAAAAAGTAAAAAATAAACTAATAGACTAATAAATTAATAGGAGGAAATATGGAAAGTCAATTAGCAAAGAAAGCTGATGCAGGCGCATTAGCTACAATTAATCTCAGAGGTGACTCTAGAAAAGGAGCAGAAGAAATTAAGAAGGATGATATATCAACACCTATCTTAAAAATTCTTCATCAACTTTCTCCAGAGTGTAACGAAAGAGATCCAAAGTATGTAGAAGGTTCCAAGCCTGGAATGATTTATGCTTCTTCACTTGGCACACTAATAGATGGTGAAAAGAATGGGATTGACATTATTGTTGCTCATGCTCAAACTAGATATCCAGAGTGGCAAGAAAGAGGAGATAGTGCATCAGCTCCAGTAGGAACTCATATGCAAATACCTGCGGATGCAGTAGAAGAAAAAAATGGTCGATATAGATTACCTAATGGTAATTATGTAGAAAAGACTGCATACTTCTATGTAATTGTTGTAATGGATGGCGAGTTTAGACCAGCGGTCATAACAATGAGGTCGTCAAATCTATCACCAGCAAGAGAACTAAATAATCTGATTACTAATCTTAGAATGTCAGATGACAAAGGCTCTTTTCAACCAGCAGCATACGCAGCAATGTTTAACTTAAAAACAGTTGGCAAAACTGCAGGCAGTAAAAGTTGGCATGTGTACAAACCATCTAAAGTTAGAATGTTAAACATATCTGACAGTAAAGATGCAGATTTGTATGTAGCAGCACAAGAGTTACAAAAAACTGTAGCAAAAGGTTCTGCTAAGCCTAAATACGAAAACAGTTCTCAAGAGAGTATTGTTTAATTCCCTTATGGGATACTTGCAAGGAGAGGCGGTGAAGCGAGAGTGGACCCGCCTCTAATCATATGAAAGATTTTATAAAATATTTTACAGGGCTAAAAAGAAATTACGGATATTGTAATGTAGATAGAGGTTACAAAGATGAATCCGGTAAGATAAAATTTGATCCAAAAGATTATGGATGGGCTAAAAAAGAAATTACTAACGAAGATTATGAAGAACACTTATCAGGTAAAAAATCGATTGGTATTAATCCATGTGATGATGAAGGTAAAGCTATCTTTGGTGCAATAGATATTGATCCAAAAAATTATACCAACTTTAAATTAGAAAAATATTTAAAAATAATAGATGAAAAAAATTTACCAGTTATACCAGTTAAATCAAAAAGTGGTGGACTTCACTTATATGTATTTGCAAAAGAAAAAATAAAAGCATCAGAAATAAGAGAGTTTTTAGAAAAACTATTATTTATATTTGGACTACCATCAAAGACAGAAATATATCCAAAACAAACTTCACTAGATTCTAGCGATGGTAAAAGACCATCAGGTAATTTTATTAACTTACCATACTATAATAAAAAAGATCGTGTAGCAGTTAAACCTGATGGAGAAGAAATGGATTTTAATACATTCATTAAAGTAGTTAATCTAAATGCACAATCAGCAGAACAATTAAAAGAATTAGGAACAACCCTAATAAATCGGGAGCTAAAGAATCAATCATCAGAATTTGAAGATGGACCACCATGTTTAGGTTTGATCTGTGGAGACATTGAAAAAACAGGAACTAAACTACCAGATGAAAGAGATAGATTTTTATATAACTATATGGTGTTTGCAAAAAGAAAATATCCAGATGAATGGGAAGCAAAAGTTTTAGATAAGGCAAGAGATTATATTAAATATGACAATGTGTGGGGGGATGATAAAGTTAAATCAAAAATAAAAGCATGGAAGGGTGACACTGCAGGTTATACTTGCAATGAAGATCCAATACAAAGTAAGTGTATAAAGAATACATGTTTACGTAGAAAGTTTGGTGTGGGTAAACAATTGAATGCATCATGGCCAGATATAATCAGTGTTACTAAAATGGATTACAGGCCACATCCAAGATTTTTTTTATATGTTAAACAACCAAGTGGTAAGATTAAAAACATAAATGCAAAGACAGTAAAACAAATTATTGAGCAAAGAGAATTAAGAGCACTGATTGCAGAACATACAAACATTGTACCTCCACCAATAAAAGCAAAAGATTTTCAAGACATAATATCAGGGTTATGGTCTCAATTAAATGTAGAGACACCAGATCCAGAATCACAACCTGCAGGTATATTGTTTAGACATCTAAAAGAATATTTAAATGATGTAAGAACTACAACGTTAAATGGATTTAAAAGTGGTTCTGTTTACGTAGAAGAGGACAAAGGGTATTTTTTATTTCATAAATTTTATGAAGAACTAAAAAGAAATGAATGGCGTATGGATGAAAACGAAACAAAAACAATGGTGGTTGATGTATTCAAAGCTGAGAGTGGTAAACAAAAAAGAATTGGTAAAGGTAATCCTATAAGATGTATGGAAGTTGAAATGAAACAATTTGAAGAAGATAAACCACCAGAAGAAGTTATGGAGTTTGAAAAAGTAGAAGACATAATATGATACATAAAATATATGGCCCACCAGGTACAGGTAAAACTCATAGGCTTATAAACAGAGCAAGAGCATATGTTAGAATAGGAACACCTTTACATAAGATAGGTTATTTTGCATTTACCAGAAAGGCAGCTAAAGAAGCTAAAAAAAGAATGCCAATAGAAGAAAAGAAACTAACTCACTTTCAGACACTACATTCTTTTGCATTTAATACTCTAGGATTACAAGAGGAAAATATAATGCAGCCTTTTCATTATGAAGATTTAGGTAAACAATTAGGAATACGTGTTAAATATTCTGACAAATATAATGAAGAGGAGACACATTTTTTAACTTGTAATGATCCATATTTTCAAATGATAGGCAGAGCTATTAATAGAGACACAACAATAAGAGAAGAATTTGATAGAAATGAACACGATAGAAAAGAAATAAGATGGAATACTTTAGAACATATATACAAAAATTTTTTAGAATATAAGAAGAGCGCAAAGCTTAATGATTTCAATGATATAATTAATAATGTTTTAGACAAAGTCCCTGACTTTGAAGTTGTATTTATTGATGAAGCACAGGATCTATCACCTTTACAATGGAAGCTGTATGATAAACTAAAAGAAAAAAGTAAAGACATCTATCTTGCGGGCGACGATGACCAAGCTATCTTTGCGTGGGCTGGTGCAGATGTAAAAAGATTTGTACAAGAAGAAGCAAAAGAAAAAATATTAAAATTTTCTAAACGAATATCAAGATCGGTGCAAGATGAGTCTACTAGACCAGTGGAGCGTATATCAGGCATCAGGAAACAAAAAGATTACTTACCAAGAGACTTTGAAGGAGAATCAAAATACATTTCAAATTTAGGTCAGTTAGATTTGTTAAAAGGTAAATGGTTAATTTTAACAAGAACTAAAAGTCAATTGTTAGAAATAATGAAAGAATTAAAAAAGAAAAATTTATATTATCAAAGTAATAAAGGTAAGAGCTACAAAGTAGGAATATATAAAGCTGCACTGGCTTACACCAAATGGTGTGCTGATGAAAACATAGACGATCAAGATATAAAATACATAAAAGAATATATACCAGACTCAAAATTTTGGGATAAAAATAAAAAATGGTATGAAGTATTTACTGCAGCTCCTGAAAAAGAAAGAATTTATATAAGAAATATGTTAGAAAACGGAGAAGATTTAAACCAAGATGCAAGAATTTTTTTATCTACAATACATGCTATAAAAGGCGGCGAAGAGGATAACGTAATTTTATCGTTACATCAAGGAGATAAAATACAAAAATCCATAAAAAGAAGTGTTGACAAACGAGATGAAGAAGAGCGCGTTTGGTATGTTGGAATTACAAGGGCGCGTAATAATTTATATAAACTAAAAGCAAAAGTAAAAAGAAAGGAGTATAAGTTATGAGTAACGTGTGGGACAAGCAGCACGGCGGGAGTCACTATCAAAAGTATAAAATTCAGCCAAGCAAGTTTGTAGTTGAGAATGAGTTGTTATATCCAGAGGGATGTGCTATAAAATATATAATAAGACATCGAGATAAAGGAAAGAAACAAGATCTTTTAAAAGCAATCCATTTTATAGAGATGATTATTGAAAGGGACTATAGTGATATTACCTGAAACTGAATGGCTACCACCAGAAGAATTTCCTGATCTACGAGATGTAGATGAAATAGCTATTGACTTAGAGACAAGAGATCCAGAATTAAAATCAAAAGGTTCAGGTTCTGTAATTGGTGTTGGTGAAGTCGTAGGTATTGCTGTAGCCACAAAATTTTATAAAGGTTACTTTCCAATAGCACATGAGCAAGGGCCTAACATGGACAAAAAGAAAGTATTAGAATGGTTTACAGATATTTGTAAAGCTCCTTCAACAAAAATATTTCACAATGCTATGTATGACGTATGTTGGATACGTAAATTAGGTATAAAAATCAATGGTTTAATCATAGACACTATGATTGCATCATCATTGATTGATGAAAACAGATACTCATACACATTAAATACTTTATCATGGCATCATTTATCAAAAGGTAAAAATGAATCTAGACTAATACAAGCTGCAAAAGAAAGAGGACTAGATCCAAAAGCAGATATGTGGAGACTACCACCAATGGAAGTAGGATCGTACGCAGAGAAAGATGCTGAACTAACTTTAGAACTTTGGCACAAGTTACAAAAAATTATTATTGAAGATGATCTTCAAAGAATATTTAATCTTGAGACAGATCTATTTCCTTGTCTGGTTGACATGCGATTTCTTGGGGTGAGAGTGGACGTTGAAAAAGCTCATAGAGTGAAACAAGACCTACAACTACA